TTTTGAAAAGTATTGTAGATGGCATTGTTTATTTTATTTTCATCAAATGAATGACTAATACCATCAAACCAAGCTCTAGCGTCATCCGTGGTAACTTCTTTTTTTGATCTAGCAATAAAAGAAGCTAAACGTTTTGTGAAGTCATCTATTGTTGCTTTTTTATGTTGAGAGTGATTGTTAGCACCTAATCCTATCTCATCAATAACAGATTCTTTACTGAATCTAGATTTCTTTTTAACTACTAGATAAAACCCATATTTTTGATCCATTTGCAGAAACGCTTCCTGTCTGCTAAATCCGTCATATAAAGATAAATCACTTTCTTCAACTATTGGTGGTAGTTTACTAACATCCCATCCTTGAGTAGTAAAACTATTAATAAGACCCCTTACATTATCCTTATCTGTTCCAACAGAACGAGCCATATTAATTATTTGGCCTAGTGAATTTTTGAATCGAATTGTTTTTGTTTCTAAAATTCTTATATCTTTTACTTCCACAGTTCTAAATTGTGGAAGATTGAATCCATCATACCATGCAAGATCTAATTCATCGCACGATAATGGATTAAATGGCATAAATGTCATTTTTTTTCCTTATTTGCATTTAGGTTGTCAGTTCAGCAGTAGCTTAGACTGACAATGTTAGTATATCAAAGCCATAAAAAAAAGTCAACCTTTCGGTTGACTTTGAAAATATATAAGCATCTCGCTTACATAAGGTTTTTAACAGCCACTCTTCTGTAGTATCTGTTCTGGTTAGCAAGTAATCCACCAGATCCCTGTGTGGTTCCTTCAGCAAATGGGTTTGCAACAAGACCGTATCTTGTCTTAAATCCAATTTTTGGCTGGAAGGTGTCTTCTCCCACAGCACGAACCATCTGTAGTGGAACGTAAGGGCAGTAGAATATTCCTGCGTCATAAGGTGATGTACCTTTGTAACCAACAACGTAATACTGATTACCACCTGAAGGTGCAGCATTAGCACTTGTTAAGTTAGCAGCATAAGGGTCAATGTATACTCTATACTTACCTTGAAGAACACCAGCAAATGTATTACCTGTGTCATCAACGTTTAAGTTTGCATTTAATGCAGGAGTATAATCAAGAACACCAGCCATGGTTAGTGCAGAAGCAACGTCTGCTGAACACATGATGATGTTACCCTTTCCGCGACGAGTTCTTTGTGCAATCGCGTTAGCATCTCTTTCGATCTGGAATAATAGACCTTTGAATTTCTCAACTGACCATCTTCCGTTTGAGTCGATGTCAAGGTCAAACACACCAGCAGTTGCTGTATTCTGAACAGCACCTTGCTCTGCAACCTTGTAGATACTTCTGATAACTTCTCTGTTAATTTCAGCGAGGATTTCAGTAGAAAGGATGTTTGCAAGTTCTGCTTCTGCGTTTAATCCGTGGATTGCCTTAAGGTCTTGAGCAAGTTCTAAACTGTACTCAGCTTTTAACGCACGAGACTTAGCAGTAACTGTAACTTTCTCGATTGAGAATGCCATCTGATTGAAGGCATCGTTACCTGTTCCTTGTAAGTTCTCAGCGTCACCTGTAACTAAACCTTGACCAACGTTGTAGCCAGGTGTAGCAGCAGTTCCAACTGGGTTAAGAATCGCAGGGTTGGATCCTTGTTGTGATGCAGAACCGAAACCAGCAGCTACGTCTGTAAATCCTGCTGTCTCGTCACTATTAGCATCATTTCCAGAGAATGTTGTATCAGCTTCATTGTAGAATGACTCTGTTCCACTCTGTGAAGTGTATCTGGATCTCATCGCAAAGATAAGACCTGTTGGGCCACTCATTGGTTGAACACCAGCAAGGTCATATGCCACCAAGTTAGGCATAGATCTTCTGATCAATGAGATAAGAACTGGGTCGAAACCAGCGACAGGGCCAGTAGCAGTTGCACCGCCACCGAATCCACCACCAGCACCAGCAGCGTTCGCACTGTTGGTTGGAGGAGCTTCCATCAAGTTGATACCTGAATTGAAAGCTTGCTCTTCTCTTAAAAACTTTTCTTGGTTTTCTAGCAAGACAGCAGTAACTGCTTTACGATGATTATCCTTGATTGGATCAAGACCATCATACTCTAATAGCGGCTTCCACTTTTCCTGCAGTTGTTCTGATTGGAACATTTGCTTAAAAATTTAGTGTTTACGTTTGTTTAATATCGAAATCAGGATTGCTTAAATGCTGATAATGTCTTCAGATAAGCAGACATTGAACCAGTAGGTGAACCAACACCCTCTGAATTGTCTACACCTTCTGAAATTGTATCAGATTTAGCAGCTGGTGACTTTGCTTTTGATGAGAAATAAGATTCTCTAAGTGTCGCCAACTTCTCACGATAAGATTCTTCACTTTCAAACTCTACACTTTCGGAAAGTGAAGCGAGCTTTTCTTTCTGAGTGGATGCTAATCCTTCAGAAACTGATTCAAGAATACCATTAGCAACTGACTCTCCGAGTCTGCTGTTTAATCCAATGTTCTTCTCAATCTGCTCATTGAGCTTGGTCTCCATGTCATCTAGTTTTTCTACCATGCTTTCTAGCACATCATATTTGTCGTCAGGGATTGTTACATAATGTTCTTCAAAGAGTGACTTCATACCTCCTAAGAAGGATTCAGTCATATCTGTTTTTAACCCTTGCTCAACTGCAAGAGCATTTTCGTTGAACCACTCATCTGCAACATACTCAAGATAGTTATCAACTCTCTCAGAAAGAGATGCTTTTTCTTCAGCGATCTTTTCTTCAAGTGTTTCTTGGTATTTTGCTTCTAATGCTTCCTTAACTTCGGAAACTTTAACATTTAGAGCTGTCTCGAAAACAAGCTTTGCCTTTTCTTTAAACTCTTCAGAAAGGTCTTCTCCTCCAAAGAGTGCATTAACATCTTCTTCGATGTCAACTTCTACTTCCTCAGTAGTTTCTTCTTCAGCAACTACCTTATCAGTAGTTACCTCTTCCTCCTCAATAACCTCATCGGAAATTTCTTCCTCTTCCTTCACACCTTTCATTGGGTCTGCAGGTTTTGCACCTTTGTTTACAACATCCTTAACTTGCTTCAGTGAAGCACCAGGTGTTTTTAACTTTGCTGAATCATCGTCAGCTTTGTAGTTATATGGTGTAGGGCCTCCGAGATCCTCAACGCTACCCGCTACCGATGTATCCATAGGCATTGCTGGTTTTGCGTTGGCATTCACGGCAGTCTTTGACTGTTTAGTTGAAGACGCTGCATCCATTTCTTGTAATTTTGCTTTTGCCATTGCTGTTAATTTCTCCGACGTTTTATTTATTAAGGGAATAACTATAATTTATTTAGAAAAGTTATAAATTAGACAGAAAATCGTTAAACAGGTTTAATTTCTGTTCATCGAGTTTTTTCTGATCTACTAGAGTGTTAATTTGTTTGTATGTCTTAGTTGCATACTTCTCGCGAAGTATTCCACCATCCCATACCCACTCCTTTCCTTCCATAATTCCCGATACAAATGCGTCAGGAGCTGAAGGATCGGCAACGATATCAGCAGCAGTTGCTAACATGAAATCTTCACCTACTACAGCAAAACCTTCTTTAGTCTGTTGGAGTGAACCAACACCACGAGAAGATACGCCAAGTTTTACACCTTCTTCAATTAATGAAGATGCAATTTTACCCATTGGTGTATTAAGGATTTTAGCCTTACCAACGAAGTTAGATCCGCTTTCTTTTAAAGAAACGATCTTATGAGATACTCTATCAAGGTTTACAGTTGGGCCTTCTGGATGACCAAGTTCGCCAAGTGCTCTTCCTGATTGAATATGATTCTCACTATAACGACCAACTTCTCTACGAAGAGTCTCCATAGGATACATTCTGCCGTTACGATTTTTGATATTTCCTTGTAAGAAAACACCTTCGATATACATTGATTTCTTGCCGTTCTTTTGTTCAACAAGAAATTCAACAGATTCGATTTCCTCTCTAATTAGTTTCATTACGCACTACCTGTAGTTTGAACTTGTTGAATATAAACAACTGCGGCTGCAGTTGGGTTAGGTGAAATTACTGACACCTTATTAGACATGAATAATGTAGCATGACCTGTTGATGTAAATGCGGTAGAAACACCAGCAGTATTTGCTTCAACAGTAACCTTTTCTGAGAAATCCCCACCAACTCCAGCACTTCTACTTTTACCAACAACTTTTGTATCGCTGATTAAAGTGGTGTAGTTGGAATCGTTTATTGTGTTACCTTCATAATCTAAAGTAACTCGATCACCTATATTAAAAGGCATCGTAGTTCCTTCAGGAGCTGCAAGAACTGTAGTAGTTCCTTTAGTAATACCAACAACTCTTTGCGACATTTTTAACATCGCTAAAGATTCTGGTTCACTTGAAGATACAATAAAGTCAGTAGTAGTTGCCACTGGATCAGTTCCTATTGCAACATAGGCATCAGCACCCGAAGCTACTATTCTTAAAACATTTGATTGTACTTTAAAAGCAGTAGATGTCGTTGCTGTTCCTGTTAACGCAATCGATTGCCCTGCTCCAACGGTTCTATATGCCATTATGCTAATAGTTTCATTTAACTTTTATTTATAATTTATTGTTGATCTTCTAATTCAGCAGTAACTTCGGTTTCATCCTCAGTCTCTACTTCAGTTTCATCAACTTCATCAACAATCTCATCATCAGTTTCATCAACTACTTCATCCTCAAGACCGACATCACCAAATAATCCATTTGCAACATCAGTTTTGAAAGCGTCTATTCTTTCTGCTGATTTGTTAAATAGAATCTCTTTGATCTTATCGCTAATTTGTGATGGTGACTCGTCTGTTGCCATCGCATCCATTAATTCATCCATGATTTTAATTTACTCGTATAGTATTTATACACTACAGGTAGTGCGGATTATATTTCACCACCTTTCGGTAGTTCTGGTGCTTCAGTAGCAGACCCATCCATCTCAGGTTCCATCACTGGAGCTCCTAGATCTTCACCACCAATTGGTTGACCTGTTACAGGATCTATTGGTGCATTTGGATCTGGAATCACACCATCTGCAATCTCTTTTTTCATTAATTCGTCTTGTTCTAATATTTCAATATCTGTTTGACGAAGTATATTACGTCTTACATAATCTTGAGAATAGTATCTTCCAACGTATGGTTCAGCAGCTGCAGCAACTGTAATCCTCTCATTAAATAACTCAACTTCTTTTAATTCAGAGAAGTGATTATCATATAAGAAGTCATATTGTATGTGTTCACTCATTATTTCCCAGTCTTCTGGGGTGATAATGTTCTTCAATATAAGCTGAGTCTTCAGCATATCGTCAAACATTCTAGAAAATCTATGTCTTAATCTACCTACAAATTTTGTAAATTTTAATTCGTCTCTTAATATTTCTGAGGATCTTCCCAAGTTGAATCCTCCCTCTCCATCCATTCTTGATGGGGGTACGTTGAGCGACCTATATAATTTCTTTTTGAAGTACTCAATATCCGTGATTTCACCAAGGTTTTGGCCTCCAGGCAAAGTAGAAATTTCAGTTCCACGACCACCTTCCCTTCTAGGGAGCCAGAAATCTTCAAGCATTGCCATGTACTTCTTGTCATCACGGATCTCTCCTGTGTTAGCGTCGTAAACAAGTTTGTTCCGATATCGCATCATCACATCTCTGAGATATTGCTCTGCTTTTACTTTAGGTAAATTACCTACATCTATATAGAAGATTCTTCTCTCAGGAGCTCTTGAAAGTCTGTAAATTACCAAACTATCTTCAATCATACGAAGTTGATTGATAGACTTAATTGCTTTATGAAGATATGAAAGTGTATTTCCTTTATTTCTATCTACTAATCCAGAAGTGCAATATGTAATTGCATCTCTAGCAATTTTCATTCCTTGACTAGCACCAGTTGCATTTATATTTCCTGTTGGATATTTACCACTAGCATTGTATATGAAATATTCTTCAATCTCTGGAAATTTATAATCCATTGGATTTGGTGCATTACCAGTGTTTATTTTAAACTTATCACCATCTGACTTTTTTTGTTGACGAACATAACGCATTTTTAATGCATCAATATAACGTAACTCTTGGATACCTTCTTCTGGTTTTTTTAAATCAATTATTTTGTGATAAAATATTCTCCCATCTACATACCAGTTTCTATAGATTTCATGTGCTTTCTTATCAAAATCTAATAGATCAACAATATGTTTAAATTCTTGTCTAACTTTTGTTTTAATACCATCGCTTGCATTCAAATTATCTAAATTAATTTGAACAGGAACATCGTTTGTATCAGATACGATTGCCTCATTAACGATATCTTCAATAGCACTATCAGCTTCTGGTTGAAGTGCCATTTCACGATATCTTTTTATCAGGTCATATTCGGTTTTGTAGATACCTTCAATATCAACATAAGAACCAAAAAAACCACTACTCATGTAATGGTCGCTCCCATCCTCATTATTCGGAGGAACGGGAGATACCGCAGACGGAGATAGTGGTTCGGAATCCTCTATCGAGAATCCAAATAATTTAGCCATAATAGAGTTACTCTATATGAATTATAGTTTCTTTCTACTATTTAGTCAACTTAAATTAACCTGCTTGGCCAGCACCGTTAACTCTGATAGACTGAACTGCAAATTCAACTGTATATTCTTCTATTGTATCGCTTGAATCATAAGATACATCAATACTTCCAACTGAAATTGGGAATATATCAATAAATTCATATTCTTTGAGAACTACATTTGCATCTCCAGCATTAGTTGTGCTTGATTGTGAAGCTCCTCGACCTAGTTGATAAACTTTAGCATTTACCATATAAGATGATGGATTTGTTGAACCCATGTTATCATCTAATGCTGCAATCTGTTGTGTCCACTCTTCAAATGCATTTCTGAATATGAAGTCTTCATCGTTGATTACTGTGATAGTCCAGTTTTCAATTGTTCTGTCACCAGCAACTTTAAAAATACGACCTCTAAATGGAACGTCTATGTTAGCAATGGTTTGTGCTGGCATCTGTGCTGCCTTACATAAAAATCCAAATCGCTCTGCTTGCCAAGGTAATGTTACACTCGATGGTAAGTTTGTTAGTTCAACTTCAAATAAATTCGGTCTAGCACCGCCACCCAGTAATCTGGATTTAAATTGCGAGATTGTTCTATTGTCTCTTGTTTGGGCCATTGGTTTAGTTTCCTCCGATGATTGTATTTATAAAGTTAAACGCGGCCAGCGACTTCTTCAAAACTGATTCCTGTTCTAGTTGCAACAAACGATAAAGTAACGTAGTTGATTGACTTCGCAGGTTTCAAGAAGATATCAGCTCTGAACTCATTATTATCAATAACATCAGGAGTGTTATTTGTGGTATCGCAAACAACTAAGAATCCGTAAATACCTCGTTTTGCTTCGACATCTCTCAAATATGGTTCAACGATGTTTCTGAAGTTTGCTCTTGTTAATTCATCATTTAACTCAAAGAGTTGTGCTTCAGCAGCACTCTCAAGAGCTTGTTCAACTGTTAAGAATAAACGACGAACATTGATTCTATCAAATGCAGATGCATATGCAAGTGCAGTTTTATCACCAAAGAGTAATGTTCCTATACCAGGTTTGGTAATAACAGAGTTAATTCTCTGAGGATAGA